GCGGAAACAATCCCGAAATATTGCAGACATAGTCCGGCAAACGGGGTAAAGGGAAGGTGCGAATTGAAAGCAATAAAGACTTACGGATGGTCAGTCGCGCGATAAAGGAGGGCTGGAACTTTGACAGGTCTGCGGTCGTTTCTGCGCTAATAGAAGTGATCGAACAGCGTGATCCCGACTTGATGATGAAGGCTATTGAGTTGCTGATGAAAGGCGATGAAATAAACATCAAGCGAGAAATGCTCGAACTAAAAAAGGCAGGTGATGACAACGCAATCAGACTACGACTTCTTGAACTTGCTCGACACATCGAGCCTAGTGAGCTTGCTCGGCTTGCATCCCAGAACGGCATCACTTCTTGAACCGTTGATTGTCAGCGACGAACGAAGCAGCGACACGAAACGCAAACGCGACCAACGCGCAGAGGCAACCCGTATCTTTATCCCTCCTTGTGTCAATCCCCAACGGCGTGAACGATGCTTGCAAGATCCCGCGTTGCTGATGAAGACGTACTTCGCCAAAGACTACAGCAGACCGTTTGGTAAGCTCCATCACGCTTTGATCGATTCGATTTGGCAGACTGCAATGTATGGCGGCAAGAAAGCGGTGGCAGCTCCACGCGGACGGGGTAAGACTCAGGTTGTGAAAGGCGCACTTGCTGCTGTCGTCCTTGCTGGTTTGGTTCGTTTCCCTGTTCCGATTGGTCCGACGACGAACCACGCCAAAGAGCTTTACGAAGACTTTCGCAAAAAGATGATGTTCAACGATTTGCTGATGGAGGACTTCCCAGAAATCTGCGCCCCAGTCCGAGCGTTAGAAGGCGCACCACAGCGAGCAGGTAGGCAGCACATCGACGGAGTCTTAACACGGATTCAGTGGACTGCTGACGGGCTGCGACTTGCTGACGTTCCTGCACAGTATCGAGGTCCAATTGATTACGGCGGGGTTCGGTTGGAATATCGCGGGCTAGACGCAGCAATTCGAGGAATCAACCGAGACGGCGACCGTCCTGACTTCGTGCCAATCGACGAACCAGAGACTCGTGAATCGGCAAAGAGCGATTCGCAGATTGAGGATCGTGAGAATGCAATCGAAAAGGACATTGCAGGGCTGGCGGGTGAAGACAAAGAACTTGCACAAGTGATGATAACAACGGTCCAGAATCGCAAGTCTAACTCTTTCAAATACACAGATCCAGAGACAAAGCCTTCTTGGATGGGCGAGCGATTCGGTTGGGTTGAAAAGTGGCCTGAAGAGTGGAAGAAAGAAGACGGACTTTGGCACACTTATATAGCAATGCGAGCAAAGGACCAACGCGACGGAGATCGCTACGGACGCACGGCAACCCAGTTCTTTCTGGAGAACCGTGAAGCGATGGAGCTTGGCGGTGAACTGCTTGCCGACAACTACAAAGCCACGGTTCTAAAAGATGGCTGGATAACGGTCCATTCAGCTTGGCAGGTTGTTTTTAACGCAATCGCAGACACAAGCTACGACGCTTTCTGTACTGAATATCAGAACGACCCGCCAGAAGCGGAACAGATCCAAACGATTGATTTGACCTATCAGCACGTTACAGGGTGTCTATCAAGGCTACAGCGTCAAGAGGTACCACCTTGGGCCAAGTACGTTACACGCGGAATCGACATGGGCAAGGTCAATTGCTGGTTTGTCGATATTGCATTCGCAGAAGACGGGACAAGCTCGATCATCGACTATGGCAAGTTTATGACGCACGGACTGACAACCAATAGCAGCGACTCGACAATCGAGCTGGCGATGTTGACAGCGTTACAAGCCTTCGTTGTCGAGAACTCGTCGTACAAGATCGACTTGACGTTCATCGACTCAGGCTACAAACCAGAAGCGATCTACGAGGCATGCAGGCGACTAGGCAAGGGAGTGTTTGCAATCAAGGGACCAGACTCCAACTACTGGCAACCGAAGCAAACTGACAGGAACCAAGTGTATTACGAATGCCACGCAACGCAGGTTCTCGACCAACGAGGCAGGCCGCTTGGTTTGTTTCATCCGAACACAGTCTTTTGGAAAAACTGGCTACAGGAGCGATTGCAGACAGAACCTTGGTTTAGTGAAGAGCGAACACCTCAATCGTTGGCATTGTTTGAACCTCCTGACAACGATGGCAAGTACCACATCCCTTTTGCCAAGAGCATGGTGAGCGAGCGACTCGAACATATTCCGCTTCCTGGCAAGGGATTCAAAACCGCTTGGACTGTGATTGACCGGAATAACAACCACTGGCTAGACGCGGCTGGCTATGCATGTGCAGCGGGTGGCGTGCTTGGTGTTCGGATTGTTCCAACGGTCCAGACTCAACCAAAAGAGCCAGTCAGACCAAGGCAGCATTCAGCACAACAGAACAACAATCGATTCAGGAAACGACCAGGCGGCGGGAATTGGATACCACGGAGACGATAAGTACCAATGAGCAGAAAGAAAAAACCAATGACAACAGCGACGATTGAGCAGCAACCGCCAGCAGTGGCGTTGCCAGTCCTGGTGACAGAAGAGCCACGCGCACGGTCTCGGACCTTTACGGCTAAACCATGCACAGCATGCACGACGCTAAGACAACCAGACACGAACTTCACTAGAGTCTTTGCGACTCGCGGGAATGTGCGGTATTGCCGGTGCCACTATTGCGGCAACACTTGGAAAGATTCGGACGCTTTTCCACACAGCGGAAACAAGTAGATACGCTTAGGCAATAACTTCGCCATGATACTTTAATGGCGACATCTGCAGACCTGTTGGCACAAATTGACGCGGCAATCTCGGCTTTGCTTGAAGGCGGCGCGAGTAGCTATAACATTGGTGCGAGGTCGGTCACAAAGCTAGATTTAGCAACTCTATTTGAGCAACGCAAGCATCTTGAGTTTGCAGTTCAGCGTGAAAGCGGCTCAGGTGGTTTCTCAGTTGCAAGACTAGGGAGACCGCGATGAACGTCATCGATTCAGTCGTTAGCTTTTTTTCGCCGATGGCTGGTGTTCGTCGTCAGCAAGCCCGCAAGGTTCTTCGATCCTACCAAGGAGCAGAAGCCAATCGGCTGACCAACAACAAGAAGCCACGCAATCAAGCCGCCGACCAAGAACTACTTGGACCGTTCGGCGCAGACTCGATGCGAGCGTGGGCCAGATCGTTAGTCCGTGACAATGCCTACGCATGGAACGTAGTTGATACGATTGTCAGCAATGTCATTGGCGACGGAATCACGGCACAATCGACCTTTGAGACCGCTGAAGGCGAAGACATCGAAGATGTAAACGACATCCGAGACAAAGCATTCTCAGAATGGTGCGAAGTCTGCGACATTAACGGCGAGCTTACCTTTGCCGAGATCCAGGTTCTTTGTCAACGTGAGATGGTCGAAGCTGGCGAAGTTCTAGTGCGACTCATCAAGACACCTGGAAAAGACTATAGAGGCATCTATCGCCCAGTCCCATTGGCTTTGGAGTTGATTGAAGCTGACAGGCTATCGCTTGAACGAGACACATTCACAACCAGAGCAAGCCGTGAATCTGGTAATCGAATCATTCGTGGTGTTGAGCTTGACGACAAAGGTAAGCCAGTAGCGTACTGGATCTATCCAGAACATCCCAACAGCCCGTACACAATCAAGAACCAGACACCGGAGCGAGTACCCGCCAGCGAGATCCTCCATCTTTATCGAAAAGACCGAGTAGGTCAATCACGCGGCATCAGTTGGTTCTCTCCAATCATGTCGTGGATGCGAGACCTCGGCGTTTACGTTGACAACGAACTGCAAGCTAGTGCGGTAGCGTCTTGCTTTGGCGTAGCGGTCAAGACTGATTCTCCAATCGGTTCGCTGATGGCGCCATTGGGTGACGACACAGTAGACAGCAGCGGCAACAGCATGGACTACTTAGAACCAGGTATGGTCGTAAGACTCAAGCCAGGCGAGTCTGTCGAGTCGATCAATCCAGGAAGACCGAACTCCGCATCGGAACCGTGGATTAACCTGATGCTACGCGGCATCTCGGCAGGCACGGGAACGAACTACGAAGCGATTGCAAAGGACTTCAGCAAGACTTCCTACAGTTCTTCCCGTTCGTCCAAGCTAGAAGATCGACCACGATACAAGCGTTCGCAAAACTACATGGTTTGGCATTGTTGTCAGCCGGTATGGGACGAGTTCTGCAACGCAGCAGCTCGTGAAGGACTCGAAGGATTTCCGACATCAACCGAACTGCTTGATGATCGTCGCGGAGTATCGCCAGTCGAGTGGCAGTTGCCAGAGCAAGAATGGGTTGATCCATCTAGCGAGCAGAACGCGGCGTCTGAGTCTATCGCCAAGTATATGTCAACCTACCAAGACGAACTTGGTTCTCGCGGTCGATCCTGGAGAGCGACGTTCTACCAGGCCAAGAAGGAAAAAGACCTGCGAATGAAGCTAGGACTTCTGACGCAAGAAGAAGTCACAGCCCAAATGATGGCGGCTCAGACGGGTGCAGTCGGACCAGCAGACGAGTCTGTAGCGGCACAAGAGCAAGAACAAGCAGGTTCAGGCGAATGGATGGGGCTATCACGCTTGCAATGGAACCGGAACCGAAAAGCACTAACTGACGTTCTCAACGGACTGTCCGACGGTTCGATGAGTGCAGCACTCGCAACCGCTCAGCTTTCCATGATCGGACTTAAGCAAGCCAACATCGACGCGATTGTTGCCGATGCTTCAGACGGAACCGTAGACAACCCAGTACCCACCGAGGAGGTCGCAGATGCTTAAGAAGGGCAAGCTACCAATCTTAAACGGACCAAAGGTTGAGCGAGCTATTGCGGTCGTCTCACCACAGCGGGCAGTCATTGCAACAGAGAAT